ATCCTTAATACGTCAGCTTGTGGATGCAGGTACACTATCCAATCTCCCTGGAGGTCTTAAATCTCGTGGGCTGCGTATTAAGGGTGATGATACACCCATAGAACCTGGAGAGTTTAAAGATGTTGATGTGCCATCAGGCAGTATACGTGACAACATCATGCCCCTTCCATACAAAGAGCCAAGTCAGACATTACTAGCTTTACTTAATCAGATTACTACAGAAGGCCGAAGGCTTGGGGCAATCAGCGATATGAACATATCAGATATGTCAGCTAATGCTCCAGTTGGCACGACGCTGGCACTCCTTGAGCGGACTCTAAAGCCTATGGCTGCAGTACAAGCTCGCGTTCATTATGCTATGAAACAAGAGTTTAAGCTTCTCAAGACTCTCCTAGCAGAATACGCGCCAGCCGAGTATTCGTATCAACCACAAAGAGGTGAGGTTGGTGCTAGACAAGCTGATTATATGTTAGTAGAAGTTATACCCGTCAGCGATCCCAACAGTTCTACTATGGCACAGAGAGTTGTGCAATATCAGGCTGTATTACAGATGTCACAGGGGGCACCACAGATATATGACTTACCGCAGTTGCACAGGCAAATGATTGAAGTACTAGGCGTAAAGAACGCAGACAAACTTGTTCCTATAAAAGAGGACATGAAACCTGCAGATCCAGTAAGTGAGAACATGAACGCATTGGTTGGTAAACCTATGAGAGCATTTATATATCAAGATCATGATGCACATATAGCAGCACATATGTCCTTTATGAAAGATCCAGCGATAGCTCAAATGATAGGACAAAATCCACAGGCACAAAATATAATGTCATCCTTGCAGGCTCATATAGCAGAGCATCTAGGATTTAATTATAGAAAACAAATAGAAGAGCGTCTAGGTGTAGCATTACCTGCACCGAATGCAGAGTTGTCTCCAGAAGTAGAAGTAGAGTTAGCGTCTGTAGTAGCTGAAGCAGGTAGACAACTAACACAGGCAAACGAGCAAAAAGCAGCTCAACAGCAGGCACAGCAGAAAGCGCAAGATCCTGTAGTACAGATGCAGCAAGCAGAGCTTCAATTAAAAGGACAAGAGATTCAACGTAAAACTAAGAAAGACGCTGATGACCTAGCTGTTAAGAAAGCAGAGCTTCAATTAAAAGCGGCAAAAGAAAAAGAACAACTTAAAATTAACAAAGCTGAGATAATGATAGATGCTCAGAAAGAAAATGTTAAGTTAGCAACAGATAAAAAGAATAAAGAAGACAAAAACAATATAGAAATACTTAAAAATATGAAATAAAGGATAATTATGGCTAAAACCGTCTTTGACGTGCTCACACAACAAATAGAAGAACAGAAGTTATCTTCAACACAATTCCTTATATCGGGAGGTCCCAAGGACTTTGCTCAGTATAAGGAGGTCACTGGCTTGATACGGGGTCTCGAGGTCAGTAGACAATTAATAGAAGACCTCTCGCGCAACCAAATGGAAGAAGATAATGACTGAACCAGCAATAGATCAGCCAGTGCTAACTGATAATGAAATAGATGCACAACTCCCTAAACCTGTAGGATATCGTGTTTTAGTAGCACTACCTCAACAAAAAGATACGTATGAAGGTAGTAATATATTAAAAACAGATACAGCTAAAAGACTCGATCACATAATGTCTATAATGGGACTGGTTATGGATATGGGTGAACAAGCATATGCGGATAAAGAAAGATTTCCGACAGGGGCTTGGTGTAAGCAAGGGGACTATGTTATGTTCCGTGCTAACACAGGTACAAGATTTATGGTCAATGGATTAGAATATCGTCTAATGAATGACGATTCTATAGAAGCTGTTATAGCTGATCCAGTTGGTATTAAGAGAGCTATGTAGGGAGTATAAAATGGCATTTGAAAAGGTAGAATATAAATTTCCTGATGAACAGGAAGAGAAAAAAATAGAGGTAGAATCTTCTAGTGCAGTAGAGATAGACATATCTGGAAAGGCAACAAAAGATGAATATACGAATACTAAAAATAAAGTTAAAAATACAACAGCTAACGACGCGAGTGAAGTTGACATTGAAGTTGTTAATGATACACCAAAAGCTGATAGAGGTCGTAAGGCGTCTGAGCCTCCAGCTGATGTCACTGAAGCAGAACTTGAAGAATATTCTGACAAAGTCAAAAACAGAATCAAACACTTTAGTAAAGGCTACCACGACGAAAGGCGCGAAAAAGAAAAGGCGTTACGTGAAGCGCAAGAACTCGAAAAGTTAACAAAACAACTTGTTGAAGAAAACAAACAACTAAAGAACACTACTGTTAAAAATCAAACAGCTATGCTAGATCAGGCTAAGAAGTCAGCAGAGAAAGAGTTAGAAAGTGCCAAGGCAGCTTACAAAGTAGCTTATGAAGCTGGTGAAGCAGATGCCGTTGTAGAAGCACAAGAAAACATAACAGCTGCTAAGATTAAATCAGATAAGTTAAATAATTTTAAACTTCCTCCTTTACAGGAAAAAGAAACTCCTGTAGAAACAAAGGTAGAGACAATCGCCCCTGCACCAGTCGCAGATCCAAGAGCCACAGAATGGGCTAAAGCTAATACGTGGTTTGGAACTGATGACGAAATGACAAGTTACGTTTTGGGGTTGCATAATAAACTTGTCAAAACAAATGGTCAGGAGTACGCTCAGACCGATGAATACTACGAGACTATTGATTCTCGTATGCGCAAACTGTTCCCAGAGAATTTTGAGGGCAGCGAAACAGAAGTAGATACAGAGACTGAAAAGCCGAAGCTAAATAATGTGGTTGCACCCGCGACGCGGAGCACAGCACCTAAAAAGGTAAGACTAACGCAAACACAAGTAACTCTTGCTAATCGACTTGGAGTCCCGCTTGAATTATACGCCAAGAAGGTTGCAGAAGAAATGAGGAAAAAATAATGGCTGAAAATAGAATTAATCGTGAACAAACTGTACGTGAAACTACCACTCGGAAACAAGCTTGGAGAAGGCCAGAAACATTACCAACTCCAAAGGAAGATCCAGGGTATACGTATCGTTGGATACGAACAAGTACACAAGGTCAAATTGATGCCACTAACGTTTCTTCAAAATTACGTGAGGGTTGGGAGGCTGTAAAAGCATCGGATCATCCAGAAATTACTTTGGTAACTATCGAGAACGATAAGTTCAAAGATAACATTGTAATAGGAGGATTAATGCTGTGTAAGGCTCCGATTGAACTCAAAGAGGAAAGGACTGCATATTTTAAGTCGCAGACCGATAATCAGATGAGGTCAGTAGACAACAATCTCATGCGAGAAAACGATCCTCGTATGCCTCTCTTTAATGATAGGAAGACGAAGGTCACTTTTGGAAAAGGTAATTAATTTTTTAATAGGAGATCTAAGCAATGGCTTATCCAACTATTGATGCCCCTTATGGGCTAGTACCCGTTGGTTTAATTGGTGGTCGTCCTTACACAGGTGCAACTCGACAAATGAAGATAGCTAGCAACTATGGCACAGCTATTGGAAAAGGCGATTTAATAAAGCGTGTGAATGACGGAACTATTGAGCGAGACGGAAGTACAACCGCTTTCCCAGCTACTGGGACACTAGGCGTTTTCATGGGTTGTAGTTATACAGACCCAAATACAAGTCAATTAACATTTAAAAACCAATATCCTGGTAGCATTGTTGCTAGTGATATTAGTGCATTTGTTGTTGACGATCCTGACGTTATATTAAAAGCAGCAGTCTGCTCTTCAGGAACAACAATGGCTACAGTAGCTAGAACTGTTATTGGTAACAAAGCTTCAATCCTTAGTAATACACTTAATACTACTAATGGAAGAGGTAAGTTAGCTATTAATAGTGGTTCAGTTGCCACGACTTCGACACTACCATTTCAGATTATTGATGTGGTTGACAGCACAGCAACAGGAGCAGATGCGTTCCAAGAAGTGCTTGTTATCTACAGCACACATACTGATAATGGTAGTAATGTGTTCATCGGTGGACACGCTTATCGTAACCCTGTTGGACTGTAGGAGGAATAGACAATGGCTATATCAAGAGCACAACTTCTTAAAGAGCTACTTCCTGGTCTTAACGCATTATTTGGTTTAGAATATGCAAAATACGGGGAAGAACATGCAGAGATCTTTGAATCAGAGAGTTCTGACCGTTCTTTTGAAGAAGAAACTAAACTATCAGGCTTCTCTGCCGCACCAGTCAAAGACGAAGGTTCTGCCATCGAATATGACACTGCACAAGAAGCATTCACCGCTCGTTATACACACGAAACAGTGGCGATGGGTTTTTCAATAACAGAAG